GTTCGGCGGTGAATAAGCCAGGCCAGTGGAGCAATCAGGCTGTGCTCTCCATCGTCAAGGCACTGGCCGAGCCTTACGGCGTGAAGGTCCATAGCGAGATTCCTGAAGGCGGCAAACTTTCCGACCACACGATCGAGCCCGGCGAAACGGCGTTCGCCTCCACGGACCGACTGCTGACGTTGTTCCGGGTGTTCTCAAGCGACGATGCCCGTGGCGCTGCGGTGCTCGCCAGTCCAGGCAGTGGTGGCCGCACCTTCGATGCAATTGAGGTGGGCAATAACGTCAAGACAGGGGATGCGCCGCTGGATTTCTCCGGGGTGTTTTCTGAGTACCAGGTGCTGGGCCAAAAGAGCGGTACCGACCATGAGTTCGGCCCCGAGGCGTCGGAGGTTTCCGCCAAGGTCACGGACGATCGCACCACTCGCCGACGGGTTCTGATCATTCAGGAGACGGGGCAGGTGACCAACGAGTTGGCACAGGCCCGGGCGAATTGGGAGCGCAGCAGCCGCATGGGCAAAGCCATGACGGTTACTTACACCGTGCAGGGGTGGCGCCAGTCCAACGGTCAGCTCTGGCGGCACAATATGATTGCGCGGGTGATCGATCCAATCATTGGCATGGACCGGGATATGTTGATCTCGCGCATTACGTACACCCTGAATGAACAGGGGATGGTCACCAAGCTGGAGGTCGGGCCCCCTGAGAGTTTTGAGCCTGAGCCGAAGGATCCGCACAGCAAACGGAAAGTGAAGAAGGGTGGCAAAGGCGACAACTTCGAATACCTCCTCCCCGCTGACTACGAGCCCAAAAAATGAGTCTGAAAAGTATGCTGGCGCGCGGCACGGTGGTGATTGCCGACGCGGCGAAAAAGCTCCAGAGCCTACAGGTGCGTCTCACCGCTGGAGAGATCAAGGACGGCGCCGAACACTTCGAGCCCTACGGTTTCACCAGTAACCCTTTGGCCGGTGCCGAGGTGCTGACGGCGTTCATCGGTGGCGATCGTTCCCATGCCGTGGTGCTGGTGGCCGCTGATCGCCGGTACCGCGTCCAGTCTTTGGAGTCGGGTGAGGTGGCCATCTATACCGACGAGGGTGACAAGATCCACTTCAAGCGCGGTCGGATCATTGAGATCGAAACCGAAACACTGAATATCAAGGCTACAAATTCGGTGAACTTCGACACTCCCGCCATTACTCAGACGGGGACGATCGTATCTCAGGGGGATCAGGTGGCCAGCGGTGTTAGCCAGATCAATCACCTGCACGATGATGTTCAGACCGGTGACGGTCAGAGCGGTCCACCCGTGGCAGGGGGCTGATCATGGTCATTTCACCTGAGCTTGAAGCGTCCTTCATTCGCGCCGTGACCATCAGCCTTTACACCTGGCGGCGTGCCGAAACAGATGACCCTGTCGATGACGAAGAGCGCTTTGGATGGTGGGGCGACAGTTACCCAGCCATCGCCGATGACCGCATCGGTTCGCGCCTTTGGCTGCTGCGCCGCGTCAAGCTGACCCCGCAAACCCAGCGCGACGCTGAGGTGTATGCGCGGGAGGCGCTGCAATGGTTGCTGGATGACGGCGAAGTAACCGCTATCGAAATTACCAGCGAGAAGGTCGATGTCAATCGCTTGAACCTGATACCGACCCTGACCATCGCCAGTGGCGCCCGGCTTGAAATCAAACAACCCTCTTCATGGCAGGTGATCTATGCCGTTTGAAACGCCTTCATTACCTGTCCTGATCGGCCGCACCCAGGCCGACTTGGCCAGCGATTCACTGCGCCGGTCCGATGCGCAGGTATTGGCCCGAACGCTGGGCGGTACGGCCTACGGTCTGTACGGCTACCTCGACTGGATCGTCGACCAAATCCTGCCGGACCGGGCGGATGAAGAAACCTTGGAGCGGGTCGCGTTGCTACGACTGAATCAGCCGCGCAATGCTGCGCAGGCCGCGACCGGGCCCGTCAGTTTTACCGCCGCCGTGGGCGCCCCGCTTGACGTGGATGTGGTGTTGCAAGCCGGTGATGGCCGCACCTATAAGGTGAAGACCAACGTCACTACAGTGGCCGGCCTCAACACCACCACAATCGAAGCCGTCGATGCCGGCACCCTTGGCAACGCTGACCCGGGGTTGACCTTGACGCTGGTCCAGCCGGTCGAGGGGGTCATCAACTCCTTTACGGTAATGGCTCCGGGATTGACGGGCGGTATCGCGAAGGAAAGTGTCGAGTCGTTGCGCGCAAGAGTGGTTCGTTCATATCGAATTATTCCTCAGGGCGGATCGCTGGATGACTACGAGACCTGGGCGTTAGAAGTGCCGGGCATCACGCGCGCATGGTGCCGTCGCAATTACATGGGACCAGGTACTGTGGGTGTGTTCGTGATGAGAGACAACGACCCAGACCCGCTACCCAATCCGGCGCAGTTGGCCGAGGTAAAGGCTTACATTGAGTCGCCATTCAGGCGTCCAGTAACGGCAGAGGTGTACGTACTGGCCCCCGTCAAAGTGCCGGTGTATTACACCATTCACGCTGTGCCGGACACCACGGCCGTTCGCAGCGCAATCACGGCACAACTTCAGGATCTGCACAGCCGTGAGGCGGGTCTGGGCGACAAGCTGCTGATCTCTCACATCCGCGAGGCAGTCAGCGGTTCGACGGGTGAAACCGACCATCAACTGATTGCGCCGGTGGCCGACGTGGTCGCGGCCACCAATCAGTTGCTGACCTTTGGGGGTATCACATGGCTGTAGCACGTACGCCCGATCAGTACCGGCAGCAGCTTCGTGGCCTGTTGCCGGCAGGGCCTGCTTGGGATCCAGAACTAGTGCCCGAGATTGATCTGATCCTGACAGGTGTCTCTGTTGAGTTTTCGCGACTCGATGCCCGTGCTGTCGATCTGCTGAATGAGATGGACCCCCCAGGTGTCAGCGAGCTGGTGCCGGATTGGGAGTCGGTCATGGGGTTGCCGGACGCTTGTCTCGGCCCCAACCCTGCATTTGAAGATCGACGCCTCTCGGTTCGAAGGCGACTGGTGGAAGTCGGTGGCCAGAGCCGGGCCTACTTCCTAGAGATAGCGGTCAGTCAGGGCTATCCCGCCCCGACCATCACCGAATTACGCGCCCCTCGAATGGGACGTTCTCGTTTTGGTGTGGCGCATTTTGGCACTTGGAATGCGCAGTTCATGTGGACGCTCAATACCGGCAGCCGCCATCGCCAAGGTCGGCGCTTTGGCGTCAGCTATTGGGGCGAACGCTTCGGCGCAAACCCGGGCAACGCGCTTGAATGTTTGATCCGTCGGCCCGCGCCGGCGCACACCGTTGTGCACATCAATTATGACTGAGAGGTAAAAACGTGGATTTTCCGATTAGTGTGCCCAGCATTGGGCTGGTCGATGGCAAGTTCGTTGATGAAGATCCGTTGCTGGGCAGACCGGGTTCTTTGATCCCGTCGAGCTGGGGCAACTCGATCACGCTCGAAGTGTTGAATGTGATCGAGGCGGCCGGGTTGGCGCCGAGTGAGGAGGACCTGACCCAGTTGCTGCAGGCGATTCGCCTGATCAACCAGGCGGCCACCACCACGTTCGGCGTGGATACCGGCGCGGCCAACGTCTACACCGTCGCATATACCCCGGCCATTTCTGCACTGAGCAATGGGGTTCCGCTGCGCTTCAAGGCCAAGACCGCCAACAACGGCGCGAGCACCTTTAGCCAGAACGGCGGGCCAGCGAAGGCTTTGGTCGGCTTGGGCCTGGCCGCCCTCCAGGGCGGCGAAATTGTCGCGGACGGGATTTGCACCGTTGTGTACTCCGCGACCCTGGACAAGGCCATTCTGCTGTCCTGCACGGGCGGTGCGTTGGCCATCGCGCCGGGCATCAAGTCGCAACATGCCCTGCAACTTGGGCAGGTTTCCGGGATTGTTGGGCAAGCGCGTAATGCTCGAATGTATATGAGTGCGGCCTCGGCCTCGGGGACGTTCACTGCGGATGAAGTGATTGTTGAGACGGCCCTGGGTGGTTTGCGTTACTGCGTGTCCGGCGTTAACAAAATCATCAACTTGGTGTCCGCCGGTGCGGGGGGCATGGATACCGGGGCGGCCCCCGCGTCTGGCTTTGTTGGGATTTACTTGATTTACAATCCGGTGCTGGCGGTTTCGGCGCTGTTGGCGGTCAATGCCAACGCGGCAATTGGTCATGTGTATGGCGGCGCTAATATGCCCGCCGGCTACACGGCATCGGGGCTCATTGCGGTTCTGCCGACGAACGCCAGCAGCCAGTTTCTGCCGGCGTTTTTGCGAGATCGAAAAGTCAGTTTTGCCGCACGCTCGGCCATCTCCACCGCGACGCAGGCTGTCACCCCGACAGCGCTATCTATTTCTGCGCTTGTGCCGCCTAACGCCATTTCGATAACGGGTGTTATGGGCCTGAACAGTTCCGCCGCCAGCAACCTGGTCGGGGTGGTCTATATGGATGCGGTTAACTCGATGGGCGGTTCATCTATCTCGGCCCTTAGCAACTCCATCGGCGGGCCATTTGAAGTTGATCTTCCGTTGGCACAAACGATGTATTACACGCTCACGAGCTCGACTGGCACGGCCAGTTTTGGTATCACCATTTCGGCCTACAGGTTTTGATATGTCCGCTAACTTTGTGCAGTTTGAAGATGATAAAAAACTGAAAATCATTTCGGTGTTCGGTAACGCGCAAGACCCTGGCGTGTACCCCAACCAAGGGGTTGTGGAGGAGGACGATCCGTTGTGGCTTGAGTACCTGGCGGCGCTTCCCGACGTTCTGCGCAATCAGATACCGGCCTCCAATTAAACCCATCAATTAGCAGTCAGGCA